CATGATAAACCTGCTATTGGTCGCTCTTTGATTATGTCTCCGTTTAATGACTTTTTTACTTGGCAAACAACTGATATCAAAGAGATTATAGAACAAAGAGAAGATTACATTAAGTTCAAGACACTAAATAGTACTTATGAATTATTTAAGACAAATGATTAACTCTATTTTATTTTGGAAAGGTAGAAAAAAGGGTATAATTCATACTCGTGATATTACCTTAGATGACTTTAGATATATCTTCTTTCCTAAAGGATTTCATGAAAAGTATGGCTACTTAGGTTGTGTGCCTTATGAAAATGATGGAGATGTTTTTAAGGCACTCTATCCTATAGTCTTAGCCATGGATTACAAAGCCAAGCCTAAATGGTGTCCAAGATGGTTTTTAAGGTTCTTAGATGTATTTGGTAGCGACAAATCTATTGTTAGAGTTAGAAACCGCAGGTTACATGATTTGCACAAGAATCTTACAAAGGGTATTACATTCTATGATTACAAAACTAAGTGGAATGATTATGATTTAAGAGTATCAATATCTGCACCAAAAGACATTTGTGATCTAGAAGAGGCTATTACCATTCATTTTTATAATCAAGGTTATAGACAAGAACTACTTGATGAGATTAGATCTATAGAACCTGATTTCAAATATGATTGGTGGTCTATTCATAAACTGCAAGACTACAATGATACACTTAAACCAAAAAATGATGAAGAAAATAAAACTGATGGGGACATCTGGTAAAAAAATTATGAGTAAACCTGTTAAATGTATTATAAGACTTCATGGTATCCGGCGCGAGATTATTACTAGTGAATTTAATAGCATAGCTGCTGCTAAAAGATGGTTAGACTTATGCTGGCATAGACCTTATACTATAGTAAGAATATGATCGAAAAAGTAAATAGAAAATCTATGGTTATTAGAAACAGTGGCCGCAGCACAGATTTCCTTACCCCAACTATAATTATGGGATGCGGATTTAACTGCGGCTATTGTTACTGTAAACGCCACAAAACAGAAGGTGTTAACATTGCTGAAAACATTAATCAAATACTTACAGAAGTAGATCACCACGCCTGGTTTGCAGATGTAGAAAAGCCTAATCAAACTCATCCAGAATATGTAACCTATGATATAGGTACTAATAGTGATATGGCTTTACATGCTAAACACTATGACTGGAAAAAAGTGTTTGATTTCTTTAAACACCACCCTCGCGCGATGGGCTCATTTGCTACTAAGTATGTTAACGAGAAACTACTTGAATATAACCCAGAAGGTAAAATGAGAATAAGATTTAGTCTCATGCCTCAGAAATATGCTAACTTGTTAGAGCCACACACCACGCCTATAGATCTTAGAATAAAAGCTATTGATAGATTTATATCTGCTGGATATGATGTGCACATAAACTTTTCTCCTGTAATTATAACAGATGACTGGTTAATAGAATATGCTGAACTCTTTAGACAAGTACAAGGTATAGTAGAAAACAAAGACAAAGTAAAAGCTGAGGTAATTTTTCTTACACACAATACAGGTAAACACAAGTATAACCTAGAAAAAAACTTACCCGGAGAAGAATTACTATGGAAACCTGAAATTCAAGAGGCAAAAATTTCTGAGTATGGAGGTAAAAACATTAGATATAATCATGTTCTTAAGAAAGAATATATCCAACAATTTCGCGCTCTACACACAGAAATAATCCCCTGGAACACGATCAGATACATTTTTTAAAATAATCAATATCTTTGAAGAAAAACTATGACAACAATTTCATTTACTAATGGCTGGAAAGAAAGCTATCAACATGTAAATTTACTCCCCCACACACAAATTGTGCGTAAACCTTATGGGCCACAAGGAAACTGTTTAAAAGGATGTATTAATACACAAAAATGTAAAGATCCATTCTGCAGACAAGTAGTAGAAAAGAAAACAGAAGTTGTTATTAGCTGGTTTGGTTTTACATTGACCATTACCACTAAAAGCGAAAAACTAAATAAGATTATTTTCTAATGTTTCACGGCATTCTCAAAAAAGAAAACGGTAAACTTGTTTATTCTGATACAGCTGAGAAACTAAAATACGACATGTTCTTAAAGAATCTCCCAGAAGGAGCTACTATTGAGATCTATGTAGAAGCTGTTAAATCAGATGGTAGCGTTGCACAACTTGCTAAAGTTCACGCGATGATTAGAGAATTAGCAAACTTCTTAGGTTATACCTTTGAAGAAATGAAATACGAGATAAAAGAAAAAGCCGGTTTATGTCTTATTAAAGATATAAACGGCTCCCAAGTAAAAGTTTGTAAGTCTTTTGCTGCGTGCTCTAAAGTAGAACTAGCTATGGCTATCAACGCATGCCTTGAAGTAGGTGATATTGTTGGTTTTAACCTTCACTAGTAGGTTCAATATAACCTTCATCACCAGGCTCTAGAACTTCTTTATCAGCATACTGTTTTTGTTCTATTGCTGCATTTTCTATCTCTTTAATAAGAATTAGAATTGTTTCTAGGTCAAAAGCTTCTTCGCTAGATTTAAAAAACTCTGCAGGATTACTTTCATTCTTTATAAACTCTTGAATAAAAGATTGATCTTGTTTTGACATACTACGCATCAAAAGACCCTTAACTCTTTTGTAGAAGAAACCACTTACTTTGATGGACACAATATGTTCATCTTGTAATTCTTTTACTATAACCGCCATAATTTAAATGTTTAAAGTTTATGACAAATATAGATATAGATAACATACGAGACAAATTATATGCAAAATTAGAACCATCTGGTTGGTCAACAGTACTTCGCCACTTTATATATAGTGACGATTTTACTAAAATCATACAAAAATTAGCACAGGATACAAAAGAAGGTAAACGATTTACACCATCACTGAGTAAAATGTTTAGTGCATTTTATGATTGTCCATACAAAGATCTTAAAGTAGTAATGATTGGTCAGGATCCTTACCCTTATGCAAATGTTGCAGATGGTAAAGCGTTCTCTGTAGCTAGTGGTACAACTAATATACCGCCATCTCTTAAGTTTATCTTTAAGGAAATTGAGGAGACTGTTTATAAGGAGCGCATGCAAATGGAACCCGATCTAACACGTTGGTCAAATCAAGGTGTATTGTTATTGAATATAGCATTAACCACCAGCATTAACAAGATAGGACAACACTATTTAATCTGGCAACCCTTTTTAGCCTATTTGTTTGATATGCTCAACTGGCATAATCCTCAGTTGATTTATGTGTATATGGGTAAAAAAGCTGCAGAATGGCAAGATGCTGTTTCAGACAATAATAAAAAGTTACTAACTTCACACCCCGCATCTGCTGCTCATAATAAACAAGAGCGTTGGGATTCCGGGGACGTATTTAACAAAGTAAACAAATGTCTGGAATCATTACAGAAACCGATAATAAAGTGGTAATAAATGAAAACTATCATTTTGACTTACAACAAGAGATAGATAGATTTTGTAAGAAAGTCTCCAAGGTGTACGGAGTAACACTTCATGTTACAACTCTGGAAGAAATAGATATCATGGCAAAACCTTCTCTACAAAGAATAGAGGACGTAATAATGAATGTGATAAACAAAGATGACCCACCAGAATTTCCTACAATACTAGCAGACTTAAACCGAAAGTATAGCATTTATAGACAAATCTTTTGTAAAATAGCCAAAGATCTAGGTTACAGAAAAGGAATAATAGCTGTTCATTTAAAACAAAACCACGCTAATGTAATCTACTCTATAAGAACACTAAACAATCTTCTAGAAATAAATGATTACAAAACATCTTACATTTATAAAACCTGTTTATATGAACTCAGAACCAAAGAACAAACTGTTGACACTGTTATTAGAGACCCTGAATCTCAAGATAACACCCAATGAGTTATTTGCTTTATTATGCTTGAAAGAAAACATTGCTGTAAACAGCTCATCTATCAACTTACACTTTGAGATACGCAATCTTAAAGCTTTAGGTTATGTAACTCCAACAGCGTTTGTAGGAATTGATAATTTAGAGAATGGTTGGCTTATTACTGAAAAAGGTCAAAATCTTTTGAAAGAGATGGATGTGTTGTATAGTAAAATTGTCGAAGATGTTAATACTACAATTGTAGGTAATTCTTATTCAGAAAACATTAGAGCTTACAACATGTTATTTCCACGCGGTAAACTACCTAGTGGTAAACAAGCCCGAGTAAATGAAAAGAATCTAGAAAGTGCTTTTAAATGGTTCTTTAAAACTTTTGATTACTCTTGGGAAACAATTCTTGCAGCGACTACTTTGTATGTTAATGAGTACTTACAACGTAATTACTTATACATGCGAACATCTCAGTATTTTATACGTAAAATGGTTGCAGACAGAACATTTGATTCTGAGTTAGCTAACTATTGTGAAATGGTTGTTACTGGTAACTATGATGATAATGAAAACAAGCATTTTAGTGAGAGAGTAGTTTAGGATTAAATTTAGTGATATGGTAAATGGTAAACAGGCTTGGAGAAGCCAAAAAGAAGGGTTTATTGATTCTCTTAACTATCTTAAAGGTAGACAAGAAGGCTTGATTAAGAGCATCAAGACACCCTGGAAGAAATTTAATGACGCATCTACAGATGGTATTGAGTGGAACTCGATGACTGTTATAGGTGGTAGACCAGGTAGTGGTAAAACTCTTATTGCTGACCAGATAATTAGAAATGCTTTTGCTATTAATAAAGGGCAAAAGTTTAGAGTGCTACAGTTTCAATTTGAGATGCTGGCCCGCGTTTCTGCTATCCGTGAATACAGTAGCTATCTAGGTAAATCATATAAGTACTTGTGTAGTGCAGATGGTGTATTAGCTCCTGAAGATCTCACAAGATGTTATGCTTATGCAAAGAGTCGTGTTAAGTATCCAATTGATATAGTAGATGAGCCTTGTACTACATCAACTTTCAAAAAGATCATTGAATCTTACATGGAAGAACACGCAGAAATTATTGACGAAGACAAGGTTTTTACAAAAACTATTATTACCTTAGATCATTCATTACTAGTCAAAAAAGAGAGTTACGAGAAAGATAAATATGAAACACTTTACAACTTAAGCGAAACAATAACCTATTTAAAAAGAAAGTATCCAATAGCCTTTATCGTATTAAGCCAGATAAATAGAAACATAGACTCACCTGAGCGCAATGAAGATGGTAAATACGGAAACTACATTCTAGAATCAGATTTATTTGGCGCTGACGCGTTGTTGCAACATGCAGACATGGTTGTTGGTATCAACAGACCCGGTAAACAAAAAATCAGATTTTATGGCCCAGATAGATACATTATAGAAGATGACAAAGTTCTTGTCATGCACTTCTTAAAATGTAGAAACGGAGATAATAGAATGAGTTTCTTCAAGGCAGAGTTTGAAAAGATGCAAGTAATAGAAGCAGACACACCACCAACACAAGAAAAGAGAACATTAACCAAAATCGTTTAATATGTCAAAAACAAGAACAGAAATCGTTAAAGAATTAAGAGAGTATCATCAGTTAGTATTTAACGCATTAGGAGTACCAGATGCTGCTTATGTGCCCAAGCTTGCCTGGAAACCTCAAGACAAAGATTATTATTGTATGGGCTTCTTTGCTAATGAACTTAGCAGCGGAGTAGATGTCTATACAGAATATGTAAGTTCTAATCTAGAACCTGAAGATCCTGAGCGTAAATTATGGCGCTGGAAATACAACCCGCATTTCGCTGAAGAGTATGATACTATTCCAACATCAAGCGGGCATGTTAGATACTTAATTCCTGTTGAAGAACTACATTTGGTAACAGTAGACTCACAAGTTAAATCTGAGCCAAAAGAGTTACCAAAACTTAAAACCAAAAGTTTATCTTTTGAAATCATGGATCCTGACAATGACGCTCCCATTGATCAAATGACCATTAAGGATCTCGCTGCAATATTGTGGCAAGCTCCTGTTAGTGACAAATCATTTTTAAACAAACTAATAACTGAAAGATGGCCGAAGCATGCTTAATTGTTGCTGAATCTGGATCAGGTAAATCTACCAGTATTCGCACATTAGAACCCGCAACAACGTTTATTATCAATGTTGCAAACAAACCCCTACCATTTAAAGGATGGCGTGAAAAGTACACACTTCTATCTAAAGAGAACGCTAAAGGTAATATGAGTAACACCTCAACACCCGGCGGAGTTGTCAAAGCATTAGAGTATGTATCTACTAACAGACCTGAAATTAAAACTATTGTTGTAGATGACTGGCAGTACATGTCCAGTTTTGAGTTCTTTGATAGAGCACTAGAAAAAGGTTACGAAAAATTTACTCAGATTGGTGCTGGTTTAGCAGCTGTTGCTAAAACACCAAAAGATCTGCGTAGTGATTTAGTAGTATTTTTCTTGACTCACTCAGAGGATTTCTACGACAGCAGTGGTGCACGTAAAACCAAAGCTAAAACAATTGGTAAAATGATTGACGAGAAATTAACACTCGAAGGTTTATTCTCAATTGTTTTATATGGTAAGGTTAAGAAAAACAAAGAAGGTGAACTTCGCTATGTTTTCGAGACCAAAAACTCAGGTGATAACACTTGTAAAGCTCCTCTAGAAATGTTCGACGAGGAAGAAATACCCAATGACTTAGAACTAGTACGTAAATCAATCATTAACTTCTAATTTAATCACTATGGCACTTAGCACAAAGAAAGTAACCACCGAGGGTGGTGGTACCTACATCTCAAAAACAATTGAGCCCGGAAATGTAAAAGCAATGATTCACAATGTAAAACTTGAACCTTTTACTTTTGTAGAAAACTCCTATCATATTGTTATGGAGTTAGAAACAGAAGAAATACCTGGTTTTGAAGGTTTTGCTATTGATCGTGAAAAACCAGATGGGCTCAAATACAAAGGTCAAGTTGGTAAAGTTAAACTTAGTCAATATGCTTATGTTGACGGTGTAACTAAAACTGGTCGTGAAGTATCCCGCGATACTGAAATCTTGCGGGGCATTAAAAACATCTGCGAAGCAACAGATTGTGTAGTATGGTTTAACAACCAAGATGAAAAACACGATACTATTGAGTCATTTGTTAATGCTTTTAACAGCGAAAAACCTTTTAGTGGTATAATGATTAACTTTTGTATAGCTGGTAAAGAGTATCAAAGCCGCGAAGGTTATACTCGATATGAGTTATTCTTACCACGCACTGGGAAAGGTGAAGTTGCAATGGAAGCAGCAGATTTAGATGAAGGTAAAACTTCTAGATTATTAACATTTGATGTTAATACGCATGTTACTAAGAAACCTGGTGCTAAAGCTGTAAATTCATTTGGTGGTAACACTGATGATGATATGCCATTTGAACCAGGAGATTTCACTACACCGGCAGGTGATTTTGAACTCTAAACAGTAAGTAGGTAGTTAAATAGCCCCTGAGAAATCGGGGGCTTTTTGCTATTATTTAGTAAAGTAATAACTTGAATTATGCCCAAATTAAACCTTAAATTCAAATTACCCAAAGAAGAGCAAGAGGCAAACTTCGCTCTTAAAGGTGGTGATTACTTTGTTGTTATTCATAACCTTGACCAACGGATGAGGGATATTACCAAATATGAAAACAATCCCTTTAATGGAGGCAAAGCAACTGAGGAACAAATTCAACTTGCTGAACAAATTAGAGAATATCTTCGGGAGCAAAACATTGATGAACTTTGGCGATGATTAAAACCAAAAACATAGTATTTGATATAGAAAATGTACCTGCTACCTGGGTGTTTGAACATTACTTATGTTGCGAGCCACTTACAGGTCAAAATGTAAAGATCAACTCTGTATTTAACCCAAATGATAAGAATCCTTCAATGTTTTTATATGTAAACCCAACAGGTCGATATAAATACAAGGATTTTTCTACTGGGGCCCAAGGTGATCAAATTGATCTAGTTGCAGAACTATTTAGCATATCTCGTGTAGAAGCTATCAACAAGATAATGCACGAGTATTCTAAAAGTAATAGCACAGATAGTCAACAAAGAATAATCAAGAAAGAAGTTTTTAGAATTGAAGAGCACTCAATGCGCCACTGGACTGATCAAGATGCTAAATTTTGGCAGAAATATAAGATTAGTAGCGCTATGCTTGAACACTATAATGTACAACCTTTAGAAAGCTATACTTATTCTAAAACAAAAGGTGCTGAAATTAGATATTCTAAAATTTCTAAGAACTATGTTTATGGTTATTTTAAAGAAGATGGTACTCTGTATAAGGTATACCAGCCATATAGTACCACCGCCAAGTTTTTAAAAGTCAAATCTTATATTCAGGGTCTAGATCAGTTACAAAATGACAAAGAAGTTTTGTTTATATTATCTTCACTCAAAGATCTCATGGCTTTTAGAATACTAGGTTTTAACAATGCTACTTTCCTGGCGCCGGATAGTGAAAACTCTATCATACCAGAAAAAACTATGTCAAAGTTAAAACAAAGCTTTTCTCAGGTTATTGTTATATTTGATAATGACCAAGCAGGTATAAACTCTATGCTTAAATATGAGCAGTTATACTCTATTAGAAGTGTGCACTTAACTCTTGATAAGGATGTGGCTGATTGTATTAAAAATCACGGCGTGGATACTACCCGCCAAGCAATTATAACCTCTTACAAACAGAAATATGGGTAAACCATTTGATGAATTTAGAACATATGTTGAAAAAGTAGCTAAAGAGTTTCCAGAAGAAAGTGAAAGTCTTCTTGTTCTTTATCTTAGTTGTGGTCAAGAAATTGACGACGGCGCACCAGTAGACGAAACAATCTACGAATACATTGAAGAAATTGAAGGTATAGTAAAACATTTAAGAAATGAGTAAATACATCACAATAGACCCCGGTAAAAAGGGAGCAATAGTTTTTAGAGATACTAGTTTACCCATTAGCGAGATTAAAGTTTATAAAACCCCATTGATTAAAGAAGAACTAGATTATTTCGAGCTCAACAAACTAATCAAAGGTATTAAACAAGAATATCCTGATGTAAAACTAATATGCGAAAAAATTGGGTTAATCTTTGGTACCAGCAAAACTACAGCATTTTCTATGGGTCACCAATCTGGTGCTATTGAAATGTGTGCTATTGCTAATGATATAAGCTATATTCTAGTGCCTCCTAAAACTTGGCAGAAAGTAATGTTTTTAGGAATACCGGCTATTCAAAAAGCAAATAGCTCTGCTAATGATACAAAAGCCATGGCTCTAATTGCAGCTAAAAGATTATTCACAGAAGATATGTTAAAAACAAATCCTAAGAATAAACCTCACGACGGAATAATAGATGCATTACTAATCTCTGAATACGCATGTCGAACAAATTTGTAACAAAAGATATAGAAGCAAAATCTCAAGAACTCATTGAAAAATATGGGCTTGATGATGCTTTAAAACAAGCTCAACAGGTAATATTCTTTGCAGAAGAAAATGCTTTACCAATAGCTGAAGATAAATTAAAAGTCTGGAACAAAGTATTGATGTATTTACTAAGTAAGCAAAATGACAGAAACAAATAAATATCTTGAAAAGTTAGAGAATATATGTAAAATGCTAAATGGTCAAAAAGAAGACATCACTATTGCGATGTTTACTTTACTGCAGGAACCAAAAGACTTACTAAGAGTATTAGTACTTCTTATTAAACTTCGAGGTATCAAACTTCAATGTGACCAGGTAAACTTTAGTGGAATAGCAGAAATCATGAATGAGCAACTGAGTATAAACAGTTATACTCAAGCATTTAAATTGGTATTTGATGATGACTCTCTTTGCTTAGTAATGCATGAAACCATAAGAAATGCAATGGTTAGGATTAATCATCAAATAAAAGAGTCTTGCTCAGACTTGTTAAAAGTTAAAATACAATTTGAAATTATTAAAAATGAATAGACATGAAACACTAGCAAAGGCTGTTAAAAACCTTATGCTAAAAGAACCATTTTATGGCATATTTGCTCTTAGTTTAAACAAAGAGTTTTCTGATGTTGTACCCACAGCAGGTGTAGCAAAAATGGGTATTAACTACAAGTTGGCTATTAACCCAACATTTTGGGATAGCATAGAAATGAACGTAAAAGAAGGAATACTTCAACACGAGCTACTACACATTGCATTTTTTCATCTCTATTTGCAAGATGCATATAGTGATAAACAACTATTTAATGTGGCTGCTGACATGGAGGTAAATCAGTATATTGAACGTGAAAATCTTCCACAAGAAGGTATTTTCATAGATGATTACAAAGAGCTTAATCTTGATGAGAAAGCTGGTACTGATTACTACTACAAAGCTCTTCAAAAAGCTCAAGATAAAAAAGATAAAAAGGGCACATGTGGTTGTGGAGCAATGGATGATCTTCTTGACAAAATTGGAAATGGTGAACCATTACCTTGTGATCACCCCACCTGGAAAGATTTTGAGAGTTTATCAGATGCTGAAAAGCAACTCCTTAAAAGGCAAACTACACATTTAATTAAAGATGTACAAAATGCTCTAAAGAGTCGAGGTACAATACCTGGTAAAATTGCAGAGCTTATTGAGATGATGAAAGATATCCCGCCAAAATTTGACTGGCGCCAGTATCTTCGTCGTTTTAGTGGTGGCTCCATTATCCCTTACACTAAAAAGCTAAGACGTAAATACAACAAACGCTATGAAGACAACCCAGGTTTAAAGATTAAATACCACAAACATTTACTAGTAGCTATTGACACATCTGGTTCTGTTAATACAAGCGAACTCAAAGAATTTGTAAACGAGCTTATTCACATTCACAAAACTGGTGGTCAAATTACTGTTGCACAAACAGACACAGCTATTTCTAAAATGGAAAAATTTAATCCTCGAGAGACTGAATATAAAATTCATGGTCGTGGAGGTAAAATTGGTGCCTCCCTATACAGTAATGTATAGAAAAAAATGCTGTAAATTGCGGGAAGTTGCTTAGAGCTTTCATTACCAACTATATATGGTGACATGATATAGGGCTGAAGTAATTACTCAGATATGGTAAAAAGATGAAAGATTGCATAATCCGCAGCAAAATCTCTTGTATATAAATATAAATTTCGTATCATATACAAGAGAGATGTTCAGAGACTATAATCAGCCAACTTAATAAAGTTGAAGGGATAGTCCGAGTATAAATGAAAGTTTATACAGAAAATCGACAGATTTTCAACCCGTAATAGATTATTATAGAGAAAACCTTAGAAAGTACACAGCGCTAATCTTCTTTACTGATGGTGAAGCGCCAGCTCCACAAGATGCAGCTGGCAAAATCTTATGGGTGTTGTCATCAAGTTCAAAAGACTGTGATCATTTGCCTGGACAAACTGTTAAACTAGAAACAAAATAATTTAAACAAACATGAACAACGTAGTAAAACTAAATCTTGACGAGCTAAAAGCATTTTTACGTCACATTGTAGCAAACAATCAACATATTCAAAAAGAAGGAAAGATTCCTGTAGCAGTAAATATCGAAGGCGAGGCGGGACTTGGTAAAACATCATCTTTACTGCAATTAGCTGAAGAGTTAAATATGCAGATTGTAAAATTATCGCTATCTCAAATCGAGGAGCTTGGTGACCTTGTCGGTTTTCCAGTTAAAGAATTTGAGATGGTAAAAGATGACGGTAAAAAAGTTTGGATTCAAGATGCAGTAATGTCTATGTATATTCAAGCTAAATACAAACCCACGGGACAAAAGCGTATGACTCACGCTGCTCCAGAGTGGATTCAAGGTCGCGGCGAAGGTGGCTTCTTAATACTCGATGATTACACGAGGGCGGATTAACAAAATATGCAGTCTAGTATTGTTTGTGTGAATGTTTTTATTATCTTTGTAATATGAAAACATTAACAACAGACAGCATCAACATTGCATTAAATCGTGTAGGAATCTATAAGATTAAAATTAGTGATAAAGAATACATTGGTAGTTCTTGTAATATTGGTAGTCGTTTAAAACATCATTTGTGGTCTCTTCAACATTTAAAACATCACAACAGAACAATGCAAAACTTATTCAATAAGTATGGTATTAATAATATCTACTTTGAGATTATAGAAGAATGTTCTGAAGAATTTCTTATTGAAAGAGAAGCTTTTTATATTAAAACACTTAATCCTTATATAAATCATATACTTGACCCTCAAAGTTTAGTAAGAGATGAAGTATACAGAAAAAGAATAAGTGAATCTAGAAAAAAAGCTTACGCAAATGGTTTAAAACCACATAATCTTAAAGCAGTTCATAAGTATTCGCTCGATAAGGGTGAGTATTTAGAAAGTTTTGAATCTCTTACAGCTGCTGCTAATTCTATTAATGCTAAAAGTATTAATAGTATAAAAGCAGTATGTAATAGTAAACAAACTTCTGCAGGAGGTTATATCTGGTCTTATAATAAAGTTTCTTTAGTATTTTCTAGAGATAAAAAATATAAGTTAGAGCCAGTAGTACAATATACTAATGATAATATTTTTATCAAAAAATGGGAGTCTATAACTGAAGCAAGTAAAGAACTTGGTATCTCTAATATAAATAGAGCAATATCTAAAAACTTAACTGCAGGTGGTTATAGATGGAAAAAAGCATAAAGTGGTAGGTTCGCCATAAATCATGTGAATTCAGGGGATATCCAGAGATGGGCAATCCTGAGCCAAGCCTTATAGGGATATAAGGAAGGTGCAACGACTAGTGTATGGAGTCTAGAACAGACAGTAAAACACCACGAGCGCATGACACATATAAATATGTGAAGATATAGTCTGAACTGTGTGTATAATCTAAAACAAAGACACAGAACTACAAGATAAAGAACTTGTAGGATAACATAATGCACCGCTTTATGCAAGCTTGTATGGAAATCATTGACCGGCAAGAATATATTTCTTGGCGTCTACCAAAGAACTGGCATGTTGTATTAACAACCAACCCAGACAATGGTAACTATCAAGTTACATCTCTTGACAATGCTCAAAAGACTCGATTCATTACTGTTGAAACTAAATTTGACATTGATGTATGGGCTCGTTGGGCAGAGAAAGTAAACATTGATACTCGTTGTATCAACTTTCTATTGTTAAATCCAGAGTTAGTAACTGACAAACTAAATCCTCGTAGTATTACTACATTCTTCAACTCAATCTCGTGTATTGAATCATTTGATGATTCATTACCGCTAATTCAAATGATTGGTGAAGGTTCTGTTGGTAATGAATTTGCTAGCATGTTTAGCATGTTTATTAACAACAAACTGGATAAGTTGCTTTCTCCAAAAGAAATCTTTACAAAAGATATGGGTTATATATTAGGTGCTATTCGCTCTAATGTTGGTCGCGGCGATAATTACCGCGCAGATATTGCTAGTGTAATGGGCACCCGTATTGTAAACTATTCTTTGATGAAGGCAGAAGAAGGCCCCATCTCTCCAGATATGATTTCAAGAATCATAACTCTAACAACAGATGAGGAACTCTTTACAAAGGATATTAAGTATTTCATTGTTCGCGCGCTGATTGGTGGCAACAAACAGAAATTCCAGAAAATCCTTACTAATCCAGAATTAGTGAAGATGACTGCAAGCTAATACAGCTTCCAGTCTTTTAAAATGCTAATAAGCACAAAGAATTAATTAATCATGTTTAACCGAGCGGGGTAGACAATAACTACCCCGCTCATTAATTATCAACAAAATGATACAACCAAATGTAATAAGTATAATACTAGATTTAGATGTAAAAGAAGGTATAAAAAGATTAGAATGCCTTGGGCCAGCATTAACTGCTGATTCTGAAAAAGAACTTTATGAAATTTTTAATGCTAGTGTTAAAAAATCTAATTTTGATACTAGTAACTGCCCTAAAATCTTCATAAGTAAAAGCTGTAAAATTCCAAGAGCTAAACTGAGCTCTCTTAAAGACAATAAAGTTTTAGAGGTTAAACGAAATATCAAAGACTGTGATTACTTAGTAGTAAATATTAAATCTTGTGCCTCTTCTGCTATAGAGCAGGACTATTATTCGTTTATAATTGATATCAGCGAATTACATAACATTGTTAAGTTTGAGCTAACTCATAGATATTACGAAGAGTCAAAAAAAGATCAGATAAAGAACACATTTGCAGAAATACTAAATCTTTGCAAAACTTATAATATCACCAAACTGCGTTTGAATCGTCTGGAATATCGTAGTAGATATATTCTTATTTACAAAAGTGATAAAGAAAAATACTATAATGTATTACAACCAGAAGGATATACTCTTCAAACTTTTGTAAACAATTTTCAGTTTCTAAACCATCCAGATAGAAAATTTGATAAAGATGGTGATGTAGAATATGAGAGTAGTTACTTTGGAATAATGTTTAGTAATCCAGAAGTACAAGCAATTTTAAATAGTAGTATCAAAGTAATTGACTCTTCTCAAGTAACTAAACTGATGAACAGTACAGTTATTGATGAAGAACTCTTTGAAAATATACTTAGTATGCTGTCTAGTAATGACTGGGATAATATAAACACCGCATTAGAAGTAATGGCATCTTGTGATTTCGAGGAATCTTTATTTTATATAGTAATGCTTTTAGATATAGAATATCAGAAAATAAGCCATTCAAATTACTTTAAACATGTTAATTTTCAGTCTTTAGTGCAATATGTAAAAAGCGTGTTAGAATTAGGTGATATAGATACTCCACATAGATTTAGACGAACTATGGGTGGTTTTGCTATGATGGAAGCGCACGCGTTAGAACTTCTTAATAAAGGTTATATGTTTCCTGAACACGTTTCATTTATTAAGAAACACATATTTCCTAATCATGAAGTAAAATGCGATTTTGCTACAACTGAGTTTTTTGTTAAAACTGAAATAATAGATAAAATGAATAAGAACGAAACAGCTAAACAAAATAATAACGAAGAATAATGGAATTTGATTCACTAAAACTAGAAGGAGATTTTTACTCAAAAGATTTTTACTTTAGCTACTCATCACTGAATAAGCTATTGTACTCGCCCGCGGCGTTTTATAAACATTATGTGTTACAAGAAAGAGAAGATAAAGTAGAGTCTTATCTTATTACAGGTAAGGTGATTCATACTTTGCTTCTTGATAGAGGACGATTTGATGAGTTCTTTGTTGTGGTACCTACAAATTTACCCGGCGACAGCATTCGTAAAATTGTAGACCATATCTTCAAGAACCACTTTTTGACACAAGATGATTACAACAAAGATTTAGAAGACTTTGGTACTGAGATACTTGCATACATGCAAGAAATTAATTTGTACCAGAGTTTGGTTGATGACAAAAAAGATGTAACTTTGACTGGAGATGCAAAGCGTCTCGAGAAGATTCTCAACGACCAATCCAAACAATACTTTTCCTACCTCAAATCTAGCTTAGGTAAAGATTTAATCGACGAGGAAACATTGGCAATTTGTGAAGAGGCCGTGGTAGCAGTTAAAGAAAACAAGAAAGCTTGTAGTCTTTTAAACACCGAGGCACAGTTTGAGTTACAAGAGGTTTACAATGAGATGTTTATATCTAGAGATTATGGGCCCAAATATCCTTTTGGATTAAAAGGTATACTTGATAACATAACTATAGACCATGCTAAGAAAGTAATCACAATCTGTGACCTCAAAACTAGCAGTAAAACACTCTCAGAGTTTCCGCAAACAGTAGAGTTCTATAATTATTGGTTACAAGCAGCAATATACACACGTCTGGTATTTGATGAGTTTATTCTTAGCAAACCAGATGGCAAAAAATGGAAGATTAACTTCCATTTTGTAGTTGTTGATAAGTTCAACAATTGCTATGTGTTTGATGTCCAAGAAGAAACTCTTATTAGTTGGCAGAAACGTTTAAACGATGTTCTCGACCAAGCAAGTTATCATTACGTAAATCGCTCATTTAATCTTCCCTATGAGTTTTTAGTTGGTAATGTAAAACTTTAAAACCCCATGGTAATTGAATCTTTGTACACGGATTATTTCCAAAAGTCTAAGGCATTTATGTATCCTGTCTTAGGCGTAAAAAGAGGCAATAGTGTAACACCTATAGAGACTTATATGTCTTGGGTGGGACACTATTCTCTCGAAGACATGCGTTTGATATGTAACTATCACATGCGTGAGGATATAGACTTCATAAACTTTGAAAAGTTTACCCTTAGAAGTTCACCCTATTATGAGAGTTTTCATTACTTAAGTGATGACTCTGGACTTTACATATTTGATATGTCAAAGTTTAAAAGTGATTGGTTCTACTTACTAGCTGGTAAATATTCAAAGTTTAGTGACAAACACAAAAAAATTATCAGCGCATTTTTTGGTAACAATAGTTCCAGTTCTGTGTATATAGATAGTTTTCTTAACCCCAAAAAATATTTCGATATCTATGCTAAACTACTAGATGAGCCTAAAAAGCTTTTAGAAAGCGTTGGAGAACTATGTTCTATTCCAGATTTAGAGAAGGAGACATTTGTAGCAACAGTTAAAGATTTGGATAGACGAAGTATTATTGGTTAATTTGAACCAAAATTAAATTATGAGCACATCAATAAAACCAACAATGCTTGCCATTAAATCTACATGGAATGGTAAGCCAACACTTAAAATGATTCCTGCGACAATAGATTGTCCATTTGTAGAATGTATCTTAGACCCTGAGAGCAAGATTTTAGTTGTTATCTCTAAGGTATCTAAACAAACATTGCATATGCTACCACGGCTTGATGACAATGGTGACCCCAAAATGTTGAAGGTTACTAAGCGTCCTAGTGGTAAAAATGTAATGGAGGAGCGTAAAACAATTGAAACTTTTCAAGAGTATTATATTGACGACGAAACAGCAATGCTTAATATTTTAAACATGCACGCTTCTAATCCAGAAGATGTTAAAGAGGTTTTCTATAATATTATGGCGCCAGCAACAACAAAGGCTCCAGAGATAAAAATCTCTAAAAAGTAATCCTAACGGGTTAATTGGTGACAGATTGCCGGGGGTAACACCCCGGCTTTTCTGTTTTAATTCAAAAATTAAGGTTATGGCATATGGATATGTAATGGACTATGAAACTATGCAAAATCTTTTTGTGGCCGTATTTGAAGATATCAACACTGAACAACAGCATATCTTTGTTATACACCAACTACGAAATGATTTAACTAAGTTTCTAGAGTTCTTAGATGGTAACATCAAAAGAAATGAACGTCATGTGTCATTTAATGGTCTAGCATTTGACGCTCAGATAACTGAATATTTTCTTAAACATGCTGATAGACTATTGGAGATTTCAGCTGATGCTGTTGCTAGAGAAGTGTATGTCGAGGCGCAAAGAATAATTGAACAGCGAGACGAAGGTGGATTCGCAGATTACAACGAATGGAACATGAAAATTAAACAGCTTGACCTGTTTAAAATGAACCATTGGGATAATGCTGCAAAACGCTCTAGTCTAAAATGGATTCAGTATTCTATGGACTGGCATAATATACAAGACATGCCTCACCCACACACACTCGAGGTTAATAGTATAGATATTATCAGTGAGATTGTTAGCTATTGTATCAACGACGTAAAATCTACCAAAGCCATTTTATTTCTTTGTAGAAACCAGGTAAATCTAAGAAACAAACTAAGCTTGGAATATAAGATATCCTTGTATTCAGCATCCGAGCCCAAGATTTCTAAAGATTTGTTTCTGCTGTTTCTGTCTAAGAAACTTAAAGTGCCAAAGTATGAGCTCAAGAAATACAAAACTGTTAGAAAGTCTATTGAGATCTCTAAGATACTACTAGATTATATACAGTTTGAGAGACCCGAGTTTCAAAGATTACACAAGAAGTTCAAGAGTTTAGTTATTGACCCCAAGAATACCAAAGGTGCTTTTGAGTACCATATTATGTACCGGGGTGTACAAACAGATTTTGGTTTTGGCGGCGTGCATGGCTCTAATAAAAGCGGTGAATACACGGCTGGAGATGGTATGATAATTATGACCTCTGACGTTACCAGCTTTTATCCAAACTTGGCAATTAGAAACAAATGGTCTCCTGCGCATATACCTAAAGATGTATTTTGTGAGCAGTATGAATGGTTCTTCGATGAGCGTAGGAAAATTCCTAAAAAAGACCCGAAGAACTATGTGTACAAGATTATTCTAAACAGCACATATGGTCTAAGTAATGAGGAGAATAGTTTTCTTTATGACCCTGAGTTTACTATGCGTATTACTATGAATGGTCAGCTTACACTAATGATGCTCTATGAGATGATTTGTGAGGCTATTCCCGAGGCAATACCCATTATGCAAAACACAGATGGTCTAGAAACAATGATTCCTGAAAGTGCTTATAATAAGTACATGGAAGTTTGTAAAAAATGGGAGACTATCACACAGCTAGAACTAGAACATGACCAGTATTCCAAGATTTTCCTTGGCGACGTAAACAACTATATTGCCCTAAACAGAGAAAAGGAATGCTCTCAAGATGAGCTTTCTGAGATACTAGCAGACAACCCACATTTTCCACATCGCGAACAAAACGGCAAGTTCTATTACCAACCAGTAAAATGCAAGGGTAGATTTGAGTTTCATGAACTTCCGCTTCATAAGAACAAGAGTTATCTAATAATCCGCAAAGCTATCTACAATAAACTGGTATTTGATATCAGTGTAGAACAAACTATTAACGATTGTAAAGATATTTTTGAGTTTTGTGCCGGCGTAAAGATCAAAGGAGACTGGGAGTTTTATCAAACATGTGTTATAAACGGTAAAGTATCAAAAGAAAAAGTTCAAAACACTCTTAGATATTATGTAAGTAACAAAGGTTGTAAGATCATAAAGTTCAATTACACAGACGGCAGAGAGATACAATTAGAAAGTGGCCCGTGGCTACAAACTGTATTCGTAAAGTTTGAAAACAAAAAGTTTGAAGAGTATGATATAAATATCAAATACTATGTAACTAAAGCTAATCAGGAGATTAGCAAACTAAAAGAGTCAAAATTTAAACAACTAAAACTATTCTAATGAAACCAGTAGAAATTATAAAACTTAATGATAATCATGAACTTCACATAGTTCATGATGAAGACCCAGATTCACCAAGAAACTGGGATAATCTAGGAACTATGATATGCGTACATCGTTGCTATAATCTTGGAGATGTTCACTACAAAAGCAAACTTGAATGTTTACAACATATTGCAACTAGTTTAGGAATAACTGAAATTATAAATGATCTCGATATGTTTGAAGAAATCTATGATGATGAAGAGCAACTTGAAGACTGGATTAAGTCAAGAGAAGACTTTGTAATATTACCCTTATATCTTTATGATCATGGCGGTATTACAATGAGCACAAGCTCTTTTAGCTGTAGATGGGATTCTGGTCAGGTGGGTTATATATATTGTTCAACAGATAAAATCTTAAAAGAATACGGTAATACCAACCTAGACACATTAATCAAAGTTGAAAATGTTCTAGAAGATGAAGTTCTACAATATGATCAGTATCTGACGGGTGATGTATATGGGTTTAAGCTATACAAAGTAGAAACATGTAATAAAGGACATAAACACCTAGAATTTGTAGATTCTTGTTATGGTTTTTATGGTGAGAACTGGAAAGAAAATGGTATTTTTGAACACATTTCAAACGATTTAATCCCAGAAGAATATGCAGAACGAGATCTTCAAAGTCATTGAGTTTCATCAATGCTTTAGACAACCCTATTCAATGATTCCTACAAACATTACCATGGATGAAGTTACTCTTCGCTATATGCTAATGCAGGAAGAAAACAGAGAGTATCTTGTTGCGTGCGGCGATAAGAACTTAGCAGAAATTGCTGATGCTTTAGGTGATCAGCTTTATATACTGCTAGGTACCATTATAAAGCACGGCATGCAGGATGTCATTAAAAAAGTATTTGATGAGATACACAGAAGTAATATGACTAAACTCTCTGAGAGTGGACTACCTATTCTGCGCGAAGATGGTAAAATACTCAAGGGGTCTAATTATCAAAAACCAAACATTCAACAATTTTTTGACAATGAACATAGTTAAATTAGAAGAGGTTAAAAACCTTTACACAGATTTGGTTTACCGGGATGGTAAACCTTATCTGATTCCTATGAAGAACTTTACAGAAGAACATGCTCGCGAGTTCTTAACAACAACAGATCAGGTGTTTACTGAAGATACTGTTAAAAATGTTACTGAACACATGCACAAATCTTTACCTGAAATCTATATTGAAGGTAATATCTACACAATTGGTAGACTAATTAATCTATTGATTAGAGAGAAGTACGACGTGTTTGATCTAATTGGTGCCGGCGAAGCACTTAACATAGATGATTTTGAAAGTTAAAGATTTAAAGTTTAAATGAATTAAAGGGGGGTTTTATACCCCCCTTTTTTTTAACCGTCGATTTCTCGACAATAGAAGGCTATACACATTTCAGCTACTGCTTTTTTTTGTTCCCAATGTTCAGGAGAGTTTTTTTGTAGATACTCATCTGTCCATACTGACCACTCAATTCTTTGTAGAATACTCATTTTATGATTGAGTTTATTCCACATCATACTTTTTTGGTCTAGTTCTTTAGCCTCTTCTAAACTGAGCTTACAATCAGTAAGCTCAAAAAGTTTCTGTCTGATTTTATCCCAGTGTTCTTGCATGATTTATCTTGATTGACCCATTGCTTCAACAGTTTCCTGAGCTTTAATAGCAAGCACAGGATCCCAGAATTTACCTTTAATACCTACCATTTTACCCATATGGTTGTAAATTTTATAATCTCCTTTTTCTTGCCAAGAAAACGGCCCCATATCTCGTTTGTAAACAGCTCGATCATCTCCTACAGAAATGTATAACAAATCTAAAAATAATGTTGTATAATTACCTATTCCTCGACCTAGTAATACGTTACTTATAGTTACCATATCTAAAACTTCTGCTTCACCTAAACCAGGTACCGGTATAAAAGTAGTAGTTTCTCCAAATACAGCTTTCATTTGATAAATAGAATGTTGTGCTAACCAACCATCAATTTCAAAATTATCACTACCTAAAGGCCCAGATAAAGCTCTAAGTTTTTCAAATCTGTCATCATCACCAGATTCATATCCAAACAACAACTTAGGCAAAATAGCCAGCAGTGTTGCAACCATAAAATCATAAAGTGTTTTTCTAATTGCTACTGCTTCTGATTTAGACATGTATGGTATGTACATACCAACAGTTTTAAAAGTTTTTACTAAAGCAATCATACTATCTATGTAATAACCTCTAGTCATTTCATTAAGAGCCCAGTTGTAGCGATACTTATAAGTAGATGCTTTAAGTAAACTACCACCTTTTTCTAATCTAAATGCCCATCTGTTTAAGAACATTGATGTAAAATACCTTCTTAAAAAACTAGCTAAACGATATGCAAAGTATTTGCTAGCCATAGGCTGATCAAACTTCGCATAAGTACCATATAACAAGTTTGCTTTCTCTTGAACAATAATTCTAAACTTAGCAAATTCACTACCACCAACTGCATATTTTTGGTCTACGCCTGGTTTTAATATCATTTCTCCGTCAGCGTTAACCTCAAATGCATCTGAATAACGAATCATTATTTTAGTTCTACCATCTGGTAAAGTCTGTTCAATAAGTTTCTTATGCATCATACCAAAGAATAACTCTAGAACACTTTCTCTTTCCAAAAATCTACGAGGCGCCATAAAAAGCTTAAGACTAGCAAGCTCATTCCACAAAGAGTTTGTGTAAGAATCAGCAAAATCGTCTTTATAACGATCTTGAACAGGGTCAAATGCCAGAATCATTTGAGAAGACAAATCTTTTGTGTTTCTATCTAATCTTTGGAACAAGTTCTTAGTAACATGTGCATATGCCATTGCCTTACCAGCAGCCAACGATTGTGCATTAATATATTCTCCTCCTGCTGTTTCAATACCGTTTTGAATCAACTGTGAAAAATAGTTTTTAGCAGCAGATGCTATGTCTAATGCAAAGTATCCAAAAGATACTTGTTTCATTAAACCTTTTACCATTTTATCTATTACTGGATCTATTTCCTCTCCACGAGCTTTACCAAGATATTCTCTTTCATAAAAATAAGCCATGGCATCACCAGCAACATTTGAATCAGATTTAGACTTGGTGAATTGAAGTTTACCAGTTGTTCTAGCTATTCTTCTATCAATAGCATTCATATCTTTTGGCTGATTATTGTTTAATGTTTCCATAAAAGCTTTTGCTACAGGAGCCGTTTCTTGTAAAACATTAAACTTAGCAATGTCAATCATCCTTTTTATATGACCACGAACAACATCTTTAGAAACACGATCATTTTTAAAAGCTGTCATCCCACCAATAGGGATAACTTCCCTAGTATTACCTAAAATATCCGTGTCTACAAATGCTAAATTTGCATCAATATTCAAACCTTCTTCAGCCATTAATTCTGCGCTAACATCATCATCTAATTTTTTGCGACTTAGCGTATTTTTTATACCTCTAAGATTCTGTTTAAAAGTCTTAGATTTGTTTTTGACATCTTCAATACCTTTCTTTAAACCATATCTAGGCATATCAAGATATAGTTTAGCATAGTTTTGATTAACTTTTTCTTCTTCTTTAAGTTGTTGGGCTTTAAAATATTCTAGAATAGCAAACTTTTTTGGATCGCTGATTCTTAGTTTTTCATAGTCTTGATTTATTAACAAATCAGATTTAGCACTATTAGGATCCCCGGGTTTATAATCACGCGGTAAATATTTTCCTCTGTTGTCATAATAAATACCAACATACTTTGCAGGATCTTCATTTTCCTTTACCAACCTAAATTCATCCTTTACAGAGCGCTTCTTGAATCTTGCTTTAGGAACTCTTTTAATTACCATTGGTTGCCCAGTTGCTTCATCAATAATATTGAGTTTTGTCTCTTTAAAATATTTTTCATCTGCGGGTCTAGCAACTTCCCAAGCAGATATTCTTTTGTACACATATACAATTTCGTCAAGATCTTTGTCGTAGTACTCTTTTATATAGTGATTATCTTCAAACCACTGTTTAAAATTAGTATCTAACTTTAGATAATCATACATTTTATCATAGTCCAGATACTCATCAGCATTTTCCTCTGTAATTTCCGGTAAACCTAGATTTAAAACATCATTTAACCAGTAATTCATTTTATCTAAATACTGCGTAGTAGGTGCCTTATCAGTTAATTCAGAAACTGCTGCTATTAACCTTTTATATTCTGTAGTAAGAGCTTTGCTTAATCCCCCAGATTTCTGTTTTGCTAAAAGCTTATCAAATTGTCTCTGTTCATAAACATTCAATGCTGCACCACTATTTATAATGTCAAAATATGAACTTAACTCTAGCCTTTCATTTTTACTCAAACCATTTACACCAGGCATATTATCTCGTGCAGTTTCTATTTCTTCATGTAACCGTTTAATATTTTTAAGTCTATCAACCCCTATCTCTTCAGCATCAGGCTGGTTATCTGTATCCCTAAATACAGAAAGCAAACTATATATGATATTATAGTTATCAACAATAAGTTTTGCTTCAGCAGAATCTGATAAATACGTTTCTGAAAAATCTCTTAGATTCTGAATAGCCTCGCGTCGAGCATCATAGTAATCATCAGTATATTCAATTTGAGAATTAATTCTAATCCACTCATCTCTTTTAGCATAATACTCAGGCGTACCAGGTGTTTCTGTAAGAGCAAGTTCATCTAAATAGTTACGCAAAGCTCTTTCAAAGGCGCCAGGAATAATATTGTAATTAACAAATGAGTTTGACTTTTCTCTGTATGCACGGTGTAATTCCGTTTTAACTAAATCATCACCCTGTTTAGGTGTAATACCATCCTCATAAGTCATAGAAAACAACTGCCGGTATCTTCGCTGAAGAGCTTCTATCTCACCATTTTTATCAAACAGTTGAGTTTCTGTTAATGCAGATCTCTGGGCTGAATTAATTTGGTCTAAAAGAACTTGTTTTTCAAGAAGAGCATCAATACCAACCTGACCCGCGTCAAAATATATTCTATCTAGTTCATAATACTCTTGAGCAAATTCTTGCCACATATAATCTTTTTTGAACTGCTGCAGGTCAGCATATGCAGCTGATCTTTCTGCAAAAGTGCCTTTCCTTGAAGCATTTTCATATGCTATCTCTCGTTTTTTTAGCTCATACCTATAATCTTTAAACTTATTTAGATATGTTAGAACTAGTCTTTCTTCTACCTCGTTGTCATTGTTTATCGTAAACGTTTTATCTTCAAAGACAAAATCTTTACCCATGTTTGCTATCTCCTCCTGCGACATACCCTCTACTAAGGGTCTTAGGCCAGCCATGAATTTTTCAACTTCATTTGAGGTTTTAGCTTCTGCCATGGCTTGTTGCTGTTTATAAAAGGCCGCAAATGAACCAACAACAGGATTTTGGTTATTAGTATAGCTTTCAAATAAAGCATTTAATCGACCATTATCTTTATAATTACCAGAAAGAATGTTTTCCATAGCATCTTTAGTCAATGCCTCATAGTCATCCTTTAAACTATTGTAAGTGTTTTCAAGCTGAGTTCTAACTCGTGAATTAACATCAGTAAAATCACTATCAGTTAATTTCTCAAAGCCATTATCTATCTTAGTCCCTATAGACGGATTTTCTGAAATAGCTTTTTTCAAATCTCTCTTTGCTTTTTCTATAACAGACTGACGCATGTCTTCTACAATAGAAGACGTAAACCCAGATAATACTTTGATTTGTTTTTGATTAATAATCCTTTCAAAGTTGTTCACTTTACCAAAAAACTCAGTTATTGTTTGCCACTCAGGAGACTTTTCAGAGACACCAGCATTTCTCATAGCGTCTTGAGTGTTAAAAAATAACTCATTTACATAAGCAATAATCGTATTAGCATATGTTAACTTAGCAATAAATGCTTTCTGGTCATCAGATGACAAACTATTGGGATCAACATTTACTATAGAATCCTCTAAGAGTTTAATGATATTACCTATTGAGTTAAGATTCTCAGCCAATCTGTTAGCAGCTATTGTTTTTTGCTCTTCTATTTGTACAGCCGTTGCTCCAGCAAGTTTTAGTTTATCAATTTGATTTAATGCACTACTTATATCTGCCAAAGACTCGGCTAATACTTTTTTGTTTTCATCATCTCCAAATAGTAATTTTTGTAAATCTTTTATATTGTTTGTTTTTAAACCAGCCTTAATTGTTGAAAGAGTTCTTTTATAATCATCCATCAAAGTAAAAAAGTCATCATCAGAAATCTTATTAATCTCTGATATACTTTTTGCAGTAGCTGTTCTAAACGCCACAAAATCTTCTGTTGTAATCTTAGGAATATCAATAGAAAATTTATCTCCAGCAATCATGTCAGCTAGTTCAGCGAGTGTTGTGTTAGCAGAAAGCTTTTCTACTTTAACTTT